GTTATAACAGAAGCCGAACGCCTAAATCGGTTTGTGAGCCAAAACTAACATCTTGGTGTAACATTAATTAAAAGCCCTGTTATAGGGCTTTTTTATTATATAAATATTCTTGCAGAACTTTTACTCTGCGTAGGAGGTTAAACAAGATGCATAATCTTTGGGAACTCCATATCATTGATAGTCTTCATGGCGAAAATCCGCCCTGACATAAGTATCGACTATCATTGATGAAAATAGCAAGCGGTCTGCCCGCATAGTGCCCCAATCAACTATTGGGGCTTTTTTATTTTTAGAATAAATAGAAATATATAGATATTAAAAGGAACATTGCTATGAGTTCAAACTTAATGAGAAGATATTTAGATGTTTTAAACGAAAATAACGAACAAGCAAAATACGATCGCATGGCAACACAACAAGTTGCGTATGGTTTTTCAGACCTCATGGCGAGATTATTGGATCATGGGACAAATGAGTTTATAGCTCAAAAGCGTGGTATGAATAATGTATATTGGAGGTGGGAGGCGGGCGAACAAACCAGGGACGCATCGGCACATTTCGAGATTCCTTTTTGGAACGAAAAGGATGCAAAGGAAATAGTTCAATATTGGCAACAAGATATTTTGCCCTACAAGAATAAAAATAATGAAAATTATATCACTCAACCTGTTAGAATGCAACTTAAAGATCAATCGGGCCAGCAAATTACTGTTAACGTAAGAAATCCACAAACAGGCCAGAGAGAACAAACACCTGTACAGGCTATAATGTTTTCATTAAGATTATATAGATAAAATTTAGCAAAAATTAAATAAATACAATGTTCGCTCTAATCAAGAGTTTATGCAGAATCCCACTGCGTAGATCCTAGAACGATCATAATACAAGGAGAAAAAAATGGGACGTCCTCTTCCAAAAAGATTTTTCGGTAATAGAAATTTAGGTAGCCCAAGTACAGAGAATGACGAAGGGCTTGGCGGTAGTCGTGTTGCCAGTGTTACAGTCACTGGTGCAGGTAATTATGCTGCTGGCGGTAGCCGCCCAACTGTAACATTTAGTGCACCGGACTTAGCTGGTGCCGGTGCTGTAACTGCTGCTGGTACAGTAACATATCGTGCAAGAACATTAACTGCTGCTGTTTCTGGAACACAAACTAAAGCCTATCAAGTTGGTCAGGTTTTAACGCTGGGTTCAAATGGAACCACTGCTACAACTGCAACAATTGCAGCTACAGGTACATTGACAACCGTAGTAATTACTGGTACAGCAGGCGAAATTAGCTTTGACTCAACTGGAACAGCAATGCTACAGGGAACTTCTGTAACAATTTCGGGGACTTACGGCGGAACTGGATCAATTACAGGATATACAGATCCAACAACATATTTTGTGAAAGTTGCTACAACCACAACAGCAACTCTTGTTAGCACATATGCTGCTGCTATTGCAGGCACAGGTGGTGCTATTGTAACTACAGCGGGAACTCCAACTGGGTTAACTTATACAACAGGAAGTACTGCTGGTGCTCTTGCTACAGTTTCCACAACACCAACTGCTAAAGGTTCGTATACTGCTGCAACAATGCCGGCTGCTGCTCAAAGCACTACAACTGTAGGTGGCGGTGCGGGTGCAACTGTTGCTGTTGCTACTTATGAAGTAGATAGTGTTACAATGACAGAAAAAGGTTCGGGTTATAGTACTGTATCAGATGCTGCACCAACATTCAGTGCAGGTACATCAACTGCAACTGGTGCTAGCGTTTTAGAAACTGACGGCACCGGAATTTACGAGTATGGCACTAACGAAAATGCAATTACTATTTCGGCTTATCTACCAACTACTGCGGCTACTGGATTAATTTCTGGCGGCGGCGGTGTCGCTGCAAAAAATGGCGATATTCAAAAACAAGTTAACAAAACACGTTATGTTGTTGAAAATGCTGATGGTGTTGGTAAAGTTCGTTTAGTAGCCGCTGCTCCAGCAGCAGGTGAAGCAAACATTATTGCACTAGACAGTGATAATAATGAATATTATGTTATTAAATTAACAAGACATCGTGCTACACTATACAGAAAAACGTTAGTCGGTCTTTCTTATCAATTTGCTAATAATCAATCTATCGAATGGACATTTGGTTCAGCAGCAATTAACGAGAAAGTTAAAATTCAAAATACATAATTTATGTTTTGAGTACGTAAAAAGGGCCTATTGGCCCTTTTTATTTGGATATTAATTCTTTTTGCATTAGATAAATAACTATAATTCAAGGTTATCGGATATGCCAGAAACTAAAAGAGTAACGGGTGATTATACTATAAAAACACTTGGGCCTAGTTCTCAAGTCATTATTGATAGCGATTTAGTTGTTACTGGAGAAATCGATTTTGAGGATGTTCCTAATAGAATCTATGTCAGTAAAGGAGCACCAGATGATACCCAGGACGGATTAAGTTGGGCTAAAGCAAAAAGAACAATTAAAGCAGCCTGCGAGCTAGCTCAGACGATGATTGACAGTGCAGAAGTAGAAGTCGACCACGTAAGTATTTTTATAGCTAGCGGTGATTATACGGAAGAATGTCCTATTACAGTTCCTCCGGGTGTGGCATTAATTGGAGATAATCTAAGATCGGTTACTGTTCGTCCAAGCGATCCTACTAGTAATGTATTTTATCTTAACAGTAATTGTTATATTTGGGGAATGACCGTAAGAGGACATAGACTGAGTCCTAGTGCATTGGATATCACACCAGAAGGTTATGCTGGATATAATGGATTAGGATTACCAAGAAATACACCGCAGACCGGCTTTGCTTTCAGTTTTGCTCCTGGTGCGGTTATCCGTGTAAGTCCCTATATTCAAAATTGTTCGAGTATTAGTGGTAGTGGAGTTTTTGGTAGCGAAGATTATGTACCTGGCGGCGGAGGAATTTTAGTTGATCCCGGTGTTTGTGCCGAAGGAAATCGAATTAATAGTATTGTTCTTGATGCGTTTACCCAAATTAATCAAGGTGGTATTGGTTGTAAAGTTGTTGGCCGTGGATATATGCAGTTAGTTTCTTTCTTCGTTAACTTTTGTCAATTTGGTATACTTTGTGTAGATGGCGGCCACGTTACACTACTAAACTCTAACTGCTCATTTGGTAATTACGCATTCTGGAGCGAGGGAAGTAGACAGTTAGTAAGAGAACCCGACGACACCGAGGATATAGAAGATAGTCCGTATGTGTATGCTAACTGTATTGGCAGTTATGCAAGCTCAGATACATTTTTATGCGATAGCACCGAACAATTAAAACCAAATATGCAAGTCGAATTTATACCAGGAACAGGTGCAATATTTGGCGGTGTTTCTGCGGGTGCAAAATACTATGTTAAAGATATTATTAGTGCTACACAATTTTCTGTTTCTCTTACCGAAGGCGGTTCGGCTGTAGCTTTAAGCGATCAATCTACTCAAAATATGGATGTGACTTTGTGGCAACGTGAAGTTGTTCCATACGAAACTGCAAGATCTTTATTATTAACTAATAGGGCTTCTTATCAATCAAGTGTTATTAGTTATGTGAACTCTACACTATCATCATATAGTACAACTTGTACTAACACAACCACCGGAACAAATGTAATTACTTGCACTGATACATCAGTATTGTTTGTTGGAATGACAGTAAGATTTAGCGGTACTTTATTTGGTGGTTCTAATATTAGTGCTTACACAACTTACTATGTTAGAGAAATATTAAACGGCACTGATTTTACAATTAGTTTAACTGTAACCGGCGACGAAGTATCATTAACTACAGATTCAGGGTCAATGACTGTACAATTTTATTACGACAGTGGTAAATGTGGTCGAGATGTTGGTCATATAATTGATGCTCTTATTGAAGATTTAAGAACAGAAAGCTTTATATATTCTAGAAGAGCCGGATCGGCATACTGGGATGGTGTAACTAGTTTAGTTAGTGGACAAATAACACAGACATTAGATGCCATAGATTATCTAGCGAATTTAATATTAACTGATCCTACATTAGTTGGAGACCCGTCAATTTATACAATCGGCGGTAGTATCGACACAATTAAAGACTTTATAGAAAATGGACCTAACAAACCATTTGAGGCAGCACGTACAGTAATACAAACTAATCTTGGAACCTATCAGACCGATATAATTAATTATATAAATCTTACATATCCTTCTCTGACATACGATACAGCTAAATGTGCCAGAGATGTTGAGTATATTATTCAGTCTGTAGTTAGTGACCTAATAACAGGAACAGGCAGAGCAAGTCGAGCAGCAGGAAATGCGTATTATCAAGGTGTAGTTGATATTCCATTTGTAACTCCGACTCTAGTATTTGATAATGCACAACTTGCACCAACAATCGATGCACTTGAAGAATTACAGGATTTAATTACAACTGATATATCGGGAATTATTGGAGAAAATATAGTAGTTAAATTTTTTAATGTAATTATTGATATATTAACTAATTCTCCGGATAAAGATGATTTAATCCCAGGACCAGTATACGAAGATGCTAGAATATTGCTTAATTTAAATAAAGATTTTATCAAAGAAGAAGTAGTAGCATATGTTAATAACGAACTCTCTTTAAGTACAAAATGTTTTAGTTCGAATGCAGTAAGTGAAGTAATAACTTGTCGCACTACTAATATTTTATCTGTGGGACAAGCTGTAAGATTTATTGGAAATCCAACCGTTTTTGAAACAAATATTACAGAAAATACAGTTTATTATGTTCATACTATAGTTAACGATACACAATTTAAGATATCAGCTACATTAGGCGGCGGAATAAAAGATCTTAACGGTGGGTCGGGGTCGATGTATTGTATAATATACGATCAGGATAAATGTATGAGAGATGTGGGTTATATAGTTGATGCAATAATTAGTGATTTGGCCACTAATAGTCAGGAATCGACGTTAATGGCCGGTAATGCATATTGGCGTGGAACATCATCAGTATCGGAAAATTTTGTTGCACAAATTCCAGACACATTAAGTGCAATTGACTATGCAAAGAGATTATCATTAAAAATTATCAATAGTGATGTAACACCTCCAATTGGATCTCCGGCTCTTCTACAACCTAGAGATTTATTCTTTAAAACCGACGGAACAGTCTTATATATTTTAGGCGGAATAGGACCTAAAGTATATCAATTTACTCTTTCTACAGCATGGGATACCAGCGATATAACATTTACTGGTAGTTTTGATTTTTCAGATCAAGAAATTACTCCTCAAGGCTTGTTTATTAGTTCCGATGGACAAAAAATGTTTATCGTCGGAACTGGTGCAGCTGATGACGAGACTGATGCCAGAACAGTATACAAATATACTATACCGGCTCTTGACGCATGGGATGTGACTCAGGCTAGCTATGATTCTTCGTTAGCAGTAACAGATGTTTCTACTCCTTCGGGGATAACATTTAATCCGTCAGGAACAGAAATGTTTATTGTTGGGTCAGTGGATGCTGCCATTTATCAATATTCTTTAGGCGTAGCCTGGGATTTAACAAGTGCAGGAGTTCCTTCTGATTATAATATTTCGGATAGAGAAAATTTTCCAACTGGGATAACTTTTAATTCTAGTGGAACTGAAATGTATATAAGCGGTGCAACTAATGATGCTATTTTAAATTATGAATTAAGTTCGGGGTTCGATATTACATCTACAATTAATTTTGTCGAATCGGTTAGTATATCAAACGTGGAAGAAGAAATAACAGGGGTAAAATTTAGATCCAATGGATTAAAATTGTATATAGTTGGATTAAATTCAGATAGTATCATAGAATATAATTTAATCAATGCCTGGGACATTAGCTCGATTGAATATTCTTCAATGACACCAGTTGGATATTATAGTACACCTTATCAAACTAACGAAACACAACAATTTATTTCGTTAGTATCGTCCACTGATAATTCAACTAATGTATTAACCTGTGATACAACCTTTTATCTTAAAGAAGGTGATGCAATTAGATTTGTTTCTAGTACAACAGGACAGATTTTTGGAGGGGTAGTTGACGGTACAATTTATTATGTTAAAGAAAAATTAAGCTCAACGACCTTTACTATTAGTTTAGAATCCGGTGGAACGATCTATACTGGTATAACTACAGCTAGTCCGGCTAATCCGATGGCCGTTTCGAGAGTACGAGCTAGTGCTGCTTATGAAATCGAAAAGAATTTCAATACTATTATTGCAATAATTAGAGATGGGTCGATCGCACTTGAAGAGGATTTTGGAAGTTTGATTGAAGCTACTGGATATACATTAAGTTATGCTGGTGCCGGTATTGATTATAGTAAATTAAGCAAAGGACAAGGTGGAACCGGTATAGCCGATCCTAATAAATACACAATTGAATTAGATGGCGGCAGAGTGTTTATTACTGCAACAGATGAAAAAGGAGACTTTTATGTCGGTAAAGTTGTTCCGGCTGATGCAGGTGAAACGCCCAAACCGTTATTTAGAATAAATCAATCAAGTGGAGCTATAGATGGTCGAGCATTTTATCAAAGTATTTTTGGATTTATAGCTCCGTTTGTATTAGCATTAACAAGTAGAAGATAATAAAAGTAGAAGGAAATAAAGAATGGCCGCCCCGATTTTTAAATTTAGAAATATTCGAGTACCTATTACTAGTAATACTGAAGAATTAGTTTACGCTGTCGATATCGGACGAGGAACTAGAGGACTTGAATTGGGTGTTTTGCCTGAAGAAGTTAGCTCGGTTGTTCTAACAGTACAGTGCTCAAATAAAAGAACGTATATACCTAATAAAGTAATTACTAATTCAACCACCGGTACTAATGTATTAACTACAGCCGATACCGGTAATTTAACGGTTGATATGCCGGTCTTTTTTACTGGAACTAATTTGCTCGGGGGGTTAAGCACATCAACAACTTACTATGTTCAAAACATTGCAAGTTCAACAACATTTACTGTAAGTACTTCTCCAGGAGGTAGTGCCGAAGCACTAACAACTGAAGCCGGAAATATGACTGCTGATTTTAGCTCAGTTAAAATAACAGCCAGAGTGAAAGATTTAACAACATTAACTAGTGTAGATTTAGTTAAAGATTATCCTGTTTTAGCAAATAATGCATTCGATCCGTTAAACGGTAACCTGGTATTAACAGCAAAATTGGGATTGTATATTTTATGTAATGTTCCTAATGTCGTAGATGTAACAGTAAGCTTATTGGAGATTGCTAATGCCACGGCTACTTGATCCTCGATTTACTCGAACTTTAGTTGATACACCAGAATCGTATCGACGAGAAGACGGAACTCTGGCTAGAACGGGTGATATAGTAGTTGTTGACAACGACGGATCTGGACTTAAATTTAGTAACCCAGATACAGTTGTTACAGGTCCTAGATATTATTTTCAGGCAACACCGCCTACTATCGATGTTACAGAAGGTGATCGTTGGTTTGATACAGACACAGGTAAAGAATATACATATATCGACGACGGTGTTGGAAACGGACAATGGGTTGAAACAGGGCCAGACGGATTTGCTGGACCTCAAGGGGTACAAGGCAGACAAGGAATCCAAGGAACTCAAGGAATTCAGGGGTCTTATGGTGCTAGTATCACTGTTTTAGGATCGGTTCCGGATGTAAATGTTGCTCCGCCAGCTAATCCACAGACTACTCTTAACACAGCCTTTCCTGGTGCAGTAACCGGTAATGCCGTTATTGATTCTCTATTAGGCGATCTTTGGGTGTACGATGGGGCAACTTGGATAAATGTTGGTCCTTTCAGGGGTCCGCAAGGTATACAAGGAACACAAGGCACACAAGGAATTCAAGGTACGCAAGGTATTACTGGACAACAAGGATTGACAGGACAGCAAGGTATACAAGGTACACAAGGTATACAGGGACCGCAAAGTGTCCAAGGTTTACAAGGAAATACCGGAGTACAAGGGTTAACTGGCCAACAGGGATTAACGGGACAAGGCTTACAAGGCACCCAAGGACGACAAGGCTTACAAGGAACTCAAGGTCAACAGGGATTAACAGGACATCAAGGTATACAAGGAACACAGGGTATACAAGGACGTCAGGGTGTTCAGGGCAATATTGGTCCTGGATTAAAAATTATAGATACATTAACCAGCGAATCAGAATTACCTGGTGGCGGGCTTCCGGGCACTCCACCAACTGATTTATCAGAAGCATATATAGTATTAACAGATTTATATGTTTGGTCAGTGGCCGAGGGGTCTTGGAAAAATGTTGGTCCAATAGTTGGTCCACAAGGATTACAAGGTGTTCAGGGACGGCAAGGAACTCAAGGATTACAAGGAACTCAGGGCCAATTAGGAATTCAGGGTATTCAAGGGACTCAAGGTATTCAAGGGACTCAAGGGACTCAGGGTATAACAGGAGAACAAGGTATACAAGGGCAACAAGGCGACGGTGTTCAGGGTATTCAAGGAACACAAGGAATACAAGGAGTAACTGGACAACAAGGCCTGACAGGACAAGGAATTCAAGGTACACAAGGATTACAGGGAACTCAAGGTGTTCAGGGAAACCAAGGACTAACTGGGCAAGGGATTCAGGGAACACAAGGTCTACAAGGACAACAAGGTATTCAAGGGTCAGATGCTAATATACAAGGGATCCAAGGTACGCAAGGAATTCAAGGTCGTCAAGGATTAACAGGACAACAAGGCCTGACAGGACAAGGAATCCAGGGAACACAAGGTCTACAAGGAACTAATGCTAACGTACAAGGAATTCAGGGAACTCAAGGTATAACTCTTCAAGGATTACAAGGCAACCAAGGTATACAGGGATTGCAAGGCCGCCAAGGACTACAAGGAAGTGATGCCTATATTCAAGGAATTACAGGCGGACAAGGTATACAAGGCACTCAGGGTACACAAGGGCTACAAGGGATTCAAGGACTACAAGGACAGCAAGGATTAACTGGACAAGGGATTCAAGGTACACAAGGGATTCAAGGTACGCAAGGGATTCAAGGTCGTCAAGGACTGCAAGGTAGTAACGCTGAAATCCAAGGCATCCAGGGAGCTCAAGGACGGCAAGGTATACAAGGAACACAAGGACTAACTGGACAAGGTATACAAGGCAACCAAGGTATACAGGGACTACAAGGATTGCAAGGTGTACAAGGCAATCAAGGTATTCAGGGACTGCAAGGATTACAAGGAACACAAGGACTAACTGGACAAGGCATACAAGGTACACAGGGAATCCAAGGTGTTCAAGGACGGCAAGGTATACAAGGACTACAAGGTACAGATGCACTTATACAAGGTATTCAAGGACCAGCCGGTAGTTCGCAAGGTATTCAAGGACCGCAGGGATTACAAGGAATTAAAGGTAACGATGGTGCTGCTCTTGTTGGTTTATCAGCACAGCATATATTATATACTGCCGACGGAACAAATATCACCGGATCAAATAATTTTAAATTTTTCTCAGATACTGTTACATTAACTGGAAGTATGGACCTTGAAGCTACTAGTTCTGAGAGAGCATTACGATGGAAATTTACTGGAAGAAATGTTTATTTCTTTGGACGCGACTCAGATGACGTAGTAGGATTATACGACTCAGGCGGATTCTCTAGATTTTATACCGATACAACGGGTAATTTATTTGTTCATTCCAACGTAACAGCATATGCATCAGATAGACGTCTTAAAGAAAATGTATTAAAAATTGAGTCTGCCTTAGAAAAAGTATCTCAACTTAATGGTATAACTTATAATTTTAATCAACTTGCTGAGGATTTAGGACAGTTTGATAAAAATGAAAGACAAGCAGGGTTATTTGCAGACGAAGTTAAAGCGGTACTACCGGAAATTGTTAAGCCAGCTCCCTTCGATATGACTGATAATGGGCAAAGTAAATCGGGAGAAAATTATTTAACCATACAATATGAAAAATTAGTTCCTTTATTAGTTGAAGCAATTAAAGAATTAAAAGCTGAAATAAACGAATTAAAAAAATCAAATTAATTCGTCGAAAAATGAATAGTTTCTGTAGTTTTAATTTTTGATAATATTTCTTCTAAACGAACAGTTTTAAATAATCCTGGGTGAGTTGGTTTAGGTATATTCTCTATATCAGTCCACGCCCAACCTTTATGTTCATTATTTAATATAGGAATAAATTCTGTTTCAATTGGTATTAAAAAAGTATAATAACAAAAATAATTGTTTGGTGTTGTAAAAGTTTCTAGAGGAATTAATTTGTAATTTGAAATATCAAATCCAATTTCCTCGTAAACTTCTCTTTTTAGTGCATTAACAATAGATTCGTTTTTATTAATTTTCCCTCCGGCAATACTCCAGGTATCGTTGAATCTATCTCCGTTGCGTAAAAGAAAAAGATATCTTTTAGTATTTTTTGAGTATATCAAAGAACCTACACTAGCAATTACAGTGGGATTATGTTCTAAAGTATTAAACTCCATTGTCCTGCTGGATAATGTCTGTGATAGCTTTTGGTCCATTGAATTCCGTCCCACTTGTATTGAATAGCAGTATTTAAATTACTAACATAAGAAACATCAGATCTTTCTTCACTGACAAAACTAACCCACCAATTAACACCGTTATATTCGATGATATCGTTTTTCTTGGCAATCAACTCTAAATTATTTAATCCTTTCCAAGCTTCGGCAGCAACATTGTCTATATCGCTTCCGATATCTTCTAATATAAGATATCGTGTTCCAGTTGGTGGTTGTAACGTAGCTGTATCATCAGGATCAACAGCAAATGGATCTATTATTGCTGAAATTGGTGCCTCGGTATTTGCTGGTAAGGTATCTTCAAAAACATTGAATAATAATAACGAAGAGTCCATCGGGTGCTCGGCTATAGTTCCAATGATTTCATTTCCGTCGTCGTCGATTTGTAATCTAATCTGACTAGTGCCATCTCTAATCACACCATATACATCTATTAGAGCCGGCCAACTATCTCTAGTACCTATTTTTCCGTCGTCTGTGGGAATTTCACTTTCTTTAACTAACAACAAAGTATTATCAATTAATAAAACACCATATTGTAAAGGAGTAATATATTGTCGACTTATTAGATTACTATCTAAAATAGAATCTTCATTTATTTCGCCGGCAGGATCATATATAGAAGCAATAATTTTTTGTATAACTCCTAACTTCATTACCTTGGCTGGCGTAGTAATCCAAATCGGCATCTCAAAGGTTAAACTCATAATATCTATGGAATCGTCGGCCCCGGCAGGAACGGTTTGACTAGACCAATTAACATTTGTTAAAGATATCATACTTAAACTAGTCCAATCAAGATAATTATCTGTATTTTGAATTTCTAAAGATGGATTAAAGAGACATGCAATTTGTTCGATTATCTGTAGTTTCTGGGTTACGTTTGAAGTCCAAATATCTAGTTTTAGTTCTAATTTATAAGGAACCGGCATTAGTCGTTCAACCGTTATACTATCTTGTTGGTTAGTAATATAGTTTCCAGTGATCGGATCATAAGTTCTTTCTCTAAGATGAACTTTATCTACATGGTATGGCTCTTGAACACGTTCTCGATCATACGATAGACCGGAAATATAAACAGCCATTGAAGGAACATGATTTAATGCGTTTTCGGTGTTGCCCCTCAAAATTTGAGCTACCTGCCTATTCATGTCTCCGTATACAACCGGAACACGCAATAAACTAGTCACACCGTCTCGGTCTTTACCATATTCGACTTGAAAATTACTCATCATTCGTACGAATTGACTTATAAATCTTCTTATTTGTCCTGAATAAAAAAATTGTTGCATTGATTACTCTGTTCTTGGTTTAAATATTTTGTTTAGTGCCTGACGTTCGTTATAAACATCGTCATTACTGTTAGTATGTGTATTTGTATTGTTAACAAAATTAGATCTAAGTGTTTTATTATTTGAGCCTGGGGTTAGATTAGTTCTAACCTTATCCTCGACCTTGACCCATTTTGTTCCATTCCATCGAAATAATCGATTTGGTTTAAAGTCTAACCTTAGAAAATACGCACCTAATGCCGGATTAGCTGGAAAAGAAATACCGCTAGTAACAGCATATCCATTGGGCGGTATTCCGTCGCCGGTTAAATATCCTGAGATACTTTTATCTGGTGTTTGTCCAATATTGTCTGCGGTTATATTAGAATTCCCATTTATAACAATTTGATCTGATGCTTCCAATAAATTTGGATCTTCGGGATAGCCATTGGCTTTTAATCCTTTAGTATATAGAGGAACAGTATCATATCCACTTAGTGGAACGTCGGACTCGGCTTGAGCAATAACAGCATCGTTGATATTAGCAAACTTTTGGTATGTGCTTAATAAATCTTCGAGAGTAGTGGTGCTATCTTCGCTAGCAGTAATATTTTTTAATATATCTTTGTATTCTTGACTATCAACTAATGGAGTTAATTTTACTCTCCACAAATGTGCCCACCAGGTTGGACTAAATCCTTCGCTAGCTCGGCTAGCATCGTTAACAACATAATATCTTTTTAATGCAGTAGGTAAATCCTCATCCAATGGATTATAATCTTTTAGATGCATTAATTCTAAAACATCGCCGTTCATTAACCTTCTGCCTAAAATTTCGATCATGTCGTTTAAATGAAACGACATAAAAAGGGTAGTAGAACTTAAAAACAGACCAAATTGAGTTAAATCAAAATCAGTATCAGATACAGTATATATGCCCCTCATACTGTAAACATCTGTATCGTATTTTCTATCTCTATTTTCTAGGAATAATAAATCTTGAATATTTTTTTCGCTTTCGTTAATATATGCAGGTTGGTCAGCAGATTCACTAAATTTGATGGTTGTTCCTGAAGGAACTGATTGAGTAGTCGGTTGAGACAGTACAATTGTTGTAGCAGTTTTTGAAGAAATTTTTGTTGAAGTAGTTATCCCTGTACCAAAAACAAAATCACCAGTTTTAACAGTTGAAGTATTGGCAAAAGTCAATGTTGTTCCCGGGGTCGTTTGTGATTGTGTAGTTACTAGACTACTAAATGACTGATCCAGTGTTCCTAGATATTTGTGTACATTTATACCTGTGCCACCAACAGTGAACATTTCGGATATTTGACGATCAAAGTATCGATAATCATTACTATGTTTACCGTCTTTCCAAAGACTTAGTCTAGGCAAGGTTATTCTCCAAATTATTAAATATTTATACAATCCGCAGCGGTTGACTAAGATCGAATCTTAGTGTATAATTGTTTTTTCTGGTAATTTTGGAGTGTAATATGGCTCGTATTTCTCTTAAAAAAGAAACTGCAACAAAACGTCAACCTAAACTTGCAAGTACGTTAAGTGTTGACGAAAAATATATTGGTGCAGAACCAGTCTGGGATACTGAACGAGCACTTGCAATGAGCGAGGAAGATTTCGAACACCACCTTCGTCGTAGTTTTCGGTGGTATAATTATATGTTCTCTAGCAAAGAACTGAAAAAATACGTAATTGAGTGGTTGCAAGAAAACACCAAACTCAATGCTCGAGAAATTAGCATTTTTGCCAAAAGTAGTGATCAGTTCTGTCCGATTACCATTTGTAGTCTTGTAATGGCATATCGTCGCGGTATGCCAATGAAAGAAAAATATCGGGAGCATATTGTTAGAGTAGTAACTAAAATCATCGACGAAAATCAAAATCTAGTACAGCTAGAACCTACAGCAGCCAAACGATCCGATGTCAAAGTTCCTACTATTGCAGACCGTGTAGCAGAAAAGACAGCCGAGTACATCGGTGAAGTTGAAGGATTGATCGACGACTTTATTTTTAATAAAAAAGAGTTTAATCTTTACAATTGGCTTAAAGAGCATAATGTTCCGCAAGGCTCGATTGTGAAGTTCCGCCAAACAATCTCTCGGCAACAGTTGGAATTCGCCGAAGCACTAGAAGGCAAAGATGCTCAATTGAAAGAAGCTTATCGAGGATTTTCGAAAGCTCGCCTTAAGCAGATTGTTACTTTCTACGAAAAGCTTTGGGGAGATCTAGATAGCTACGCTCAAAGCAAAAAAGTAGCACGTAAAGTACGAGTTAAAAAGAGTCCATCCAAAGATAAACTTGTCTCTAAACTAAAATATCTCAAAGAGGATCGAGAACTTAAATTAACTAGTATCAATCCTGTTGATATCATTGGTGCAACTAAACTTTGGGTTTACAATACTAAAACTCGTAAACTTTATCGTTATCAAGCAGACGAACTTGCTAGTACACTAAGTATCAAAGGAACTACAATTCTTGGATACGATGAAGTTAAAAGCGTGGGTAAGACTATTCGTAAACCCGCCGAGGTGTTATCTAAGTTTATGAAAGCCAGCAAAATTCAACTTAGAAAGTTTCTAGATGACATCAACGCAGTTGAAGCTAGAGCCAACGGCCGCATTAACGAGGATACAATTTTATTGAAAGTTGAATAATTAATTTGACCGACGGTTATACCTTTTACACGGATAAATATTCTAAAAGGTATAACCATGACCACAGAAATTACAGCTCAATTAGAATCGGTTAATGCAATAAAAAATCAAATTATTGATTATATTCGTCTTCGTTTAGGCGATCAGATGATCGACATTGAGTTAGACAAGGAACATTACGAATTATCTATTAAACAAGCTCTAATAAAATATCGGCAAAGAAGCAGCAATAGTGTCGAGGAAAGTTATGCTTTTTTAGATTTAGTAAAAGAAACACAAGACTATATCTTACCTCAAGAAGTAATGAGTGTGCGTCAGGTATTTCGTAGGGGAATCGGATCTGTAACAGGTACAACTGCTAGTCAGTTTGAACCGTTTGCTAGTGGTTATTTGAATACTTACATGTTAGTGGCAGGTAGAGTTGGGGGATTCACTAACTACGAATTGTTTAGTCAGTATCAAGAACTAGCTATGCGTATGTTTGGTGGTCACATAAATTTCACTTTTAATCCTGTTACCAAAAAAATGACCATTATACGTAAGATACCCGACAATGGTGAAAGTGTTCTACTTTGGTTATATAACTACAAACCAGATCAGGTATTATTGTCGGATCATATGGCATTTCCTTGGATACAGGATTATGCTTATGCTTTAGCCAAATATACATTAGGTGAAGCCCGAGAAAAGTATAGTACTATTGCTGGTCCACAAGGCGGTACAACCTTAAACGGTGGAACATTAAAAACTGAGGCGAAAGAACTTCTTGACAAACTAGAGCAAGATCTTATAAATTATGTAGATGGTGCAATGCCATATACATTTGTGATAGGATAAATTTTGATAGTTACAGTTAGTGGATTTATTGGCTCGGGAAAAGATACTGTTAGCGAATACTTACAAAGTATATATGGGTTTCAGCAAATCAGTTTTGCCGGAGCACTAAAAGATGCTGTCTCTGCTATTTTTGGTTGGGATAGAGAAATGCTAGAAGGAAAAACAGTAGAAAGCCGATACTGGAGAGAAACTAAAGATATTTGGTGGAGTGAACGTCTTGGTATGAATATTACTCCAAGATGGATCTTACAATATTGGGGCACCGAAGTCTGCCGACAAGGGTTTCATGATGATATTTGGATAGCCAGTGTAGAAAATCGTATCAGGAACAATGCAAGAAATGTTGTAATTTCGGATGCTCGATTCCCTAACGAATTAGCAACCATTAAAAAGTTAGGCGGAAAATCTTTAATGGTAGTGAGAGGAAAAAATCCCGACTGGTACGATTTAGCCATTAAAGCCAATCAAGGTGATTCACATGCTCGGGCCGAAATAGCTACTATAGTACATTCATCTGAGTGGTCTTGGGTTGGGTATGATTTTGATCACATCATTGACAATAATTCAGATTTAGCTTCACTATACGCACAAGTTGATCGATTAATTAACGATCGGGTTTTAATGGATCATCAGTCCAGATAAAATATTTTTTAGTAAGTTCAATTTTACAATTAGAACAAATGGTTTTTAGATTAGACCATTTATTGTTTTGATCATTTCCGTCTAAAAACCAAACAAACATTTGTTCTAGCAATATACTTTTAAATCCGCATTTTTCGCATTTTTCTTTTTTTACATATCCCGATCTTGCCCAAGTTGGAATTGGATCCTTGGGCAATCTATTTTGTCTACTGCAACGGTCACATCGTGATCGATAATGTATTCGATTTTCTAATTTATAATTTATAGCCACAGGTCTTTTATTACAAGACGGACAAATTTTTCTTCTCATGCCACTATTTATTGGAATAAAGGGCCCTTAAAGGGCAGGCAAAACCGTTGAAAATCAAGGTTTCGAATAAATAAAAATAACTTTATGTTAAAAGGAACCAGAAAATGGCACTTACATCACCAGGTTTAGAAGTACAAACAATCGACGAGAGTACATATTTACCAACAGCTCAGGCTACGGTACCTCTCATTGTACTAGCGTCGGGAACTAATAAATTATACAACAATAATTTAACCTCAGGAACATTAGCATCTAATGCCGGTAAATTAGATTCTGTTTCGTCACAAAGAGATTTAGTTACTAAGTATGGACAACCAGTCTTTAGACGTACATCGATTGGAACAGCAATACATGGTGACGAAAGAAATGAATATGGACTCATGGCTGCTTATAGTACATTAGGGTTAGGCAATCGTGCCTACATCTTAAGAGCAGATATAGACCTTGAAGCATTAGAACCTAGAACTACTCGTCCGGTCGGCGAGCCTGCAGACGGAACATATTGGTTAGATACAGACGATTCAAACTTTGGAATTTTTGAATGGGACTATTCAGGAAATCAGTTTGTTGGAAAAACTCCATTATTGGCCACTGGTTCGAATATTGAAATAGTATCAAATAATTATGTACCCAAGGGATCTTTTGGATCATTGGGTAGTTACGCAATCGTTATCGGCGGTACCGACTCAGAAATTTCAAAAAGTGATGCAACTATCAGTAATATTACCGATGACACAGAAACCGAAGTAAGAATTTTTTATAAAGCATACGACAACACCTGGCAATTAGTAGGTAGTATTGATTGGCAATCTAAAATTACTGCAATGATAGCTTCGGTAGCTAATCCCTCTATCAGTGGTAGTGCTGATATTATTCTGAATGGAACTGCTATCACTTTGACTGGATCAGTATCAAATTGGGCAAGTCAAATTAATTCAGCAAGTATCGACGGAGTTTCAGCTAGAGTGGCATCAGGAAAATTAATTCTTAGTGTTACTAACGAAGCTTCGAGTCTTGGCGATGACGTCGCAGATGGTAAATTAATTTTTGAACAAGACTTAGGTGTTGACTCTACCGGGATACTAGATGATCTCGGTGTTGATTATGTCGGGAATGTTGCTACATTTTATGCACCTATAGTTCAAATTAGTAGTAATAGTTCGGTTCCTGAGTGGGCATCAAACGATCCTGCACCACGTCCTAGCGGAAGTGTATGGATGAAAAATTCGGCTGTAGGTAACGGTTTATCGTTGGCAATGTCACAATATGATGCCGATAATGCCGAGTGGGCACCAGTAGCAGTACCTACATATGCAACAGAATTAGATGCACTAGGAGCATTAGATAGTACTAACGGTGGATCGTCTATTACAGTAGGAACTTTATATGTTTCTACTGACGTTAATAAGCAGGGACGTACTAATATAGAAATTTATCGTCGTTCGATACTAGGATCAACCAGTATCACTGGAACCACGCCAGGAACATTTTTGGCAGGTGATTCGTTTACTGTCGGTATAAGCGACGGATCTTCATACGTTTCTTATACTGTAGTATTATCGGGAACCACAGCTAGCTCATTTGTTGAAGATGTACAATTAGTTAATATTCCTAATCTCGATATTAGCCTTTCAGATAGCGGATTGATTACAATTACTCATACTGGGGGTGGATTAATTAATTTAACTAATTTAATAGGAAATCCAGTAACTGATGCAGGATTTGTGTCGACGAATAATGCTTCTTGGCCAGTATCAATTAAACAAGGATTAATCGACAACTACCATACAGAAAATTCTAATCAATTATTTGATGTTGGAATTACTAGTACCGGTACCGTAGGTGGCGGCGGAATCGCTGTCGGGGCAGGAACTAAGAGTCCCACAATTGGAACAGGATTAGGATTCCAGTCAGGACAGTTTGTTACTTTAACACATGTAGCAGAAATAACTGGATCTATAGCCGGTACACTTTTAACAGTTTCCGCTGTAGCATCGGGTGTACTATTTGTAGGACAGGTTATAACAGGCACAGGAATCGAAGAAGGAACAACTATAACCGCGTTTGTGGGCGGGTCAGGCGGAGTTGGTACTTACACAGTAAGTGACAGTCAAACAGTTGCTAGCACATCTATTACTGCATATACAGCTATAAGAGGACTAGTTGGCTCGTATAATAGTGGTAGCGGAGTGATTTCAATTTCGTCAACAAATTGGATTGGTAGCGGAACAATACCTTCAGGACAAACTGTTACGGTTACTAGTGCCACTGTTGAACTAATTGGAAACTCTTACACCGTTAGTGCCGGGGTGCCAACAGCACCAGAAATTGGTGATAAACTATTTTATCTTGTAGACGGAAAAGAATACATTTACGATCCAGCAAACGATGGAAGTAATTGGGTAGCATCATCGACTGCCGATAGATTTAGTTCAGGATCATCAGAACCAGCAGGAACTAAACTCGACGGCGATATGTGGTACAATACCACAAATGAAAAAACTTATGCGTATCTAAGCGACGGCACATATGGAAACAAATGGTCGGAGGTTTGGTCCAGCGGATTAAGAACTGTTGGTGTTACCCTAACTGGATTCGAACCATTGACTTATACTTTTGATACCAATGAACCGGTCGCTACACCAGATAACGGAACATTATGGTATTACAGTGATAGTACCGAAGTCGATATCATGATTAATACTACAACTGGTTGGAAAGGATATCGAACAGTAACAAGTGATTACCGTGGTTATAATTTAAGCTTAACTAATCCTGGTGGAGTCATAGTAAGTGCAACAGAACCAACTGAGCAGCCAGACGATTCAGTTACCCCTGCGTTAGTTGCCGGAGATTTATGGTTAGATACGAGCGATCTTGTTAATTATCCTAAATTGTATCGATACAATGGTACAACTTGGGATCTAATTGACAATACAGATCAAGTCAGCAGCGATGGAGTTTTATTTGCTGATGCTCGTTGGGGAACTAGCGGATCTGTTGATCCCGTGGGTGACGACATACCATCAATTGCATCTTTGACAACTAGTAATTATTTAGATTTAGATGCACCAAATTGGGAATTGTATCCTAGAGGAATGTTACTGTTTAATCTACGTAGAAGTGGATTTAATGTTAAACAGTTTCATGCTAATAGATTTAATGCGGTTGCATATCCCGGCGAAACATTGCCCACTGTTAAAGATACATGGGTAACAGCAAGCGGACTTAAAACCGACGGTAGTATGTATGCTGGACCTAAGGCTCAAAGAGCAATGGTTGTTTCTGCACTTAAATCCGTGGTCGATTCTAATGTAACTGTTAGAGAAGATCAATACGAATTTAATGTTATTGCTTGTCCCGGATACCCCGAAGTAGTACCAAATCTTTTATCACTAAACAACGACAGAAACTTAACGGCTTTTGTTGTTGGCGACACACCAATGACATTAGCTCCAAATCAAGTTGATATATTGAATTGGTCTAACAATGGCGACGGTGCTGGTACTTCTAGCGAATACTTAGGATTCTTTTATCCGTCGGGATTAACAACTGATCTTAGCGGTAGACAAATCGTTGTTCCGCCAAGTCATATGGTATTAAGAACATTACTAAGCAGCGATGCAAAGAGTTATCAGTGGTTTGCACCAGCTGGTGCTCGTCGCGGCAATGTCGATAATGCTTCTAATATCGGATACATCAACGAAGCAACTGGTGAATTCCAGGTATTTGGTGTAGGCAAAGCAACTCGTGATACACTATATGAGAACAAAATTAATCCTATTACAAGATTGCCCGGAACTGGTATTCTTATATACGGACAAAAAACACGATATGGATTAACTAGTGCTCTTGATCGTATTAATGTTGCAAGATTAGTTAACTACGTAAGAAAAGCATTACAACCATTAAGCAATAATTTCTTATTTGAACCTAACGATAAAGTAACTAGAGATCAAATTAAACAATCGGTTGAGAGTTTAATGAATGATTTAGTTGCTAAACGTGCATTGTACGATTATCTAGTTGTTTGCGATGAAACTAACAATGATCCTAGTCGTATAGCTCGTTATGAACTATATGTAGATATAGCAATAGCTCCTGTACGTTCGGTGGAATTTATTTACATTCCTTTACGTATACGTAATCCCGGAGATATTTGATAGTTTGGTAATTAAAATAGGGGCCTTAGGCCCCTATTTTTTTGGGTAAAAAATAAATTCAAAATAATGATAAATAAATTTAAGATCAGATTAAAGGAGATCACAAAATGGCAGTTTCATCATTAACAAAACTGACTGTTCCGTTAAGTAGCAATCAGAGTGCTAGCAATCAAGGTCTGTTAATGCCAAAGATGAAATATCGTTTCAGAGTCACTTTTGAAAACTTTGGGGTTAGCGGAAATGTTACAGAACTTACAAAACAAGTTATAGATTTTAAGAGACCAACAGTACAATTTAATTCTTTTGCTGTTGATGTTTATAACAGCAAAGTATACCTTGCTGGTAAGCCAGAATGGCAGACAGTGACTTGTACTCTAAGAGATGATGCCGGCGGTAACATCTCCAAGTTAGTTGGAGAACAAATCCAGAAGCAGTTTGACTTCTTAGAGCAATCTAGTGCTGCGGCAGGTATCGATTACAAATTTGTTACCAGACTAGAAATACTAGATGGTGGCAATGG